TCAGAAACAACAAACCGTCATCGATGCATTCCAGCGCGTCGGCGAGGATGTTCTCGCCCACTGGCATCGCGATCGTGGCGTGTCGGTGGAATCGCCGCACAGCAGACGGTGAAGACCGAAATGCCAGAGGTCGCCGGGGCGCGACACCGGATCGCGGTGCGGCTCCGGGGTGGCGTCATCGTCGTCCCCGCCGCCGGCCGCGTCGTCGTCGAGCGGGGCCATCAGATCGGCCCGTTCCTCGTCGGAGAAGCCGGTCAGGCCCAGGTCAAAGCCGTCGCCGTTGAGCGCATTCAGTTCGGCGGCCAGCAGTTCCTCATCCCAACCGGCGTTCAAGGCCAGCTTGTTGTCGGCCAACACATAGGCGCGGCGCGGGGCCTCGGTCAGGTGGTCGAGCACCAGCAGCGGAACGGTGTCCAGCCCCAGCCGTTGCGCCGCCGCCAGCCGACCGTGCCCGGCGATGACGTTGCCCTGGCCATCGGCAAGGATGGGGTTGGTGAACCCGAATTCGACGATGCTGGCGGCGATCTGCGCCACTTGGCTATCGAAATGGGTGTGCGCGTTGCGGTCATGGACCTCGGCAGGCAGTTGGCCTCCATGGGCATCCAGGATCTGGCGCAGCATGTAGTCGGACGTGCGTCCGCCCGAAAACGGCACCAGCGCCGGGCCGTCGATGCGATAGGGATTGCGGGCCATCGTTGCCGCTTCGATCCCGCTGCCGTAAACCAGCCCCTGGGCGTGCGGCATCAAATCGAGCGCCGGGGATACCGGCTCATGTTGAGCAAGCTGCATGGTGGTCGCCGTGGTACGGGGTGGTACAGGTGGTACAGGGGTGGTAGCCGGAAGGTTGGCACCCAGGGTGGCTACCACCCCCGTACCACCCTGCGCCGAAAGCGTGAAAGGCGCGCTGTCCTTGGACTTGCGCGCCTTCCTGGGTGGTAACTGGTACGGGGTGGTAGCCTAGATTTTTCGGCTGTCGCTAGCGATATTCGGCGCTGATGCCCCCCGCATAGCGTGTATGCCGGGGAGGAACCAATTGATTTCGTTCTATTCTTTCGCCCGCGTCGGGCGGCGGATCGTCATGTGATCGTCTCCGTCGCCCGTCGTTCGAGCTTGGGCCAATCCTATCACCCACTCGCGAAGTGCGTCAGTGGCCGGCGTGTCTTAAGACATCACGCGGCATCGTCCTCTATCGCTTTTGCCCTTGCGATCAGGCCCGCCTTGGAGATGTGCCTGGGCACCGCCTTGCCGTTCAGCTTCCAGGCGATGACGCAGAGGCCGAACATCCAGTGCTGGTGGGCGGTGGCGCGGGACAGGCCTGCTTTCCAGCAGATCGCCTTCCAGGGATTGCCGTTGGCCCGCAGCCAGAGGATCTGGGCGTCGGCGGGATCGACGAGGCGCAGCCACGGCAGGGATTCGTCCATGCGGGTGATGGCCGCCGCCGACGGTGGTGGGCGTCGCAGGGTCACCCCGTCGGCGCCGTAGGCTTCCCAGTAGTCCCGCACATAGGGCGGCCATGTGCTGGCGAAGCCCTGGACACGGGCGTTGGGCAGACGCTGCAGAACGTCGGCGGCCTCGGCGAGGCGGTTCTCCACCATGATCGGTGTCCAGCGGATCTCAGACATGGGCCACCTCCGGGCGCGGGCCGTACAGCTTGGCACCGAGTTGGCGGACCAGTTCGCGCTCGGGCCAAGTCAGGCGCTGGTCGTCCTCGGCGATGACCAGGACACCACGCTCCTGCCAACCGTCACGCTTGACCTGCTCGGGGTCGCGGCGGGTGCCGCCGAAGCCGGGGGGATGCCACCTCATCGCACACCTCCCTGGGTATCGATGGCCCAGGACAGGATGGCCAGGGCATCGGCCTCGTTGTCGTCTTCCGGGTTGAAGCCCTTGGACTGCATGGCCGCGATGACCGCGTCCTTGCCGGCGTTGCCCTTGCCGGTGGCGTGGCGCTTGATCACGCCCACGGGGACACCCTGGTACGGGATGTGGTTCAGTTCGCACCAGGCGGTGAGATGGGCCAGGAAACCGCCATAGACGTGGGCGGCGTCGGTGCCGGCGTGACGGCGGACTTCCTCAAAGAACACCGTGCCGATGGCCTTGGCGCCGTCCCGCAGATGGTCGAGCCAGGAGCGGAAGCGGAGGAAACGCATGCCGCCGCCTTCGTATCGGCCAGGACGGAATTCCATGGTACCGGACACCACCGTGCCATCGGCCAGGCGCATGGCCCAGCCGGTGGTGGTGCCGAGGTCGAGGGTGAGGATGGAGCCTCCGCCATCGGCGGATCGGCCCGGTTCTGGTCGCAAAGCGGTCATGTCGTCCTCCAGGTTTGAACTTGGAGGGGCGACAGCACGGCCGGGCCGATGGCGGTGCTGTCGCTCGCGATCCAGGGATTTGGCGCGGCTACGGCGGAAAAAATAAAATGTCAGGCTGATGCCGGACACGATCTCCTGGGCGATACTCCAGGAAATCCTCGACTCTCAGGAAACAGTGTAAAAATGTAATTTTGTCGCAGAGACATGGTTTCCTCCTGTTACCCTACCCACAACCCACCCCCCGGCACGCGGCTTACGCCTCTGACCCATTATCGCCATTATCCGCTTTCGGGTGCCGTTTTTTTGGCCCTGTCCCGTCGATCTGAATGCCCTCCTGGGTCTTGCGTTGGCGGGGGCTTTTCCGGTTCACAGGACGGCCCTTCCGTGGGCTCTCACGCCGGATGATGTCCCAGTACGACATGGGCGCATGGTCAGCGGACAGCCCAAGGATAGTCTCGAACGAGACATGACGATAAAAGCGGCGGTTGTACCGGAAGACGAATTTGTTGAGATAGGTATCGATGTGCTCACGGCGGAAGCCATGATAGGTGCCAAGGCCCCAGCGCTTCAGAAGGGCGAAGACCCGATGAATCCAATGCAGGGGAATATGCGCGGCCATGTTGCCGATGACGCGGGGATCATGCCGGTATCCGGCCAGCCCCGTATAGGATGCGTGACCATCGGAAACCAGCGTGGCTCCGGGTGCGATGTTGGCCTTGATGAAGGCGTGGATGTTCGGCTTCTCATTGCTGGGGATCACCGCCATCCGACAGCGGCCCGACAGGGTATCGAGGTATTTCGCCCCAAGAGCCTTGGGTTTCTGCGCCTTTCCCGTGGCCCTGTCGCGCACCTCGACGGCGCCGATCACGAGGATCTTTCCCTCCTTGAGCGGCTTGCCCGGTTCCTCCAGGTCGTGGAACGGCATCTCGGTCTGGTCGATTTCGATGACGCCATCCAGCGGGGCGCGTTCCGGATCGATCATCGCACGTCGCAGTTTCTGTTCCAGCAGCCAAGCGGCCCGATAGGTGATGCCGAGTTGCCCAGCCATTTGACGTGCCGACATCCCATTGGAATGCGTCGCCATCAGGTGGGCGGCACAGAACCACGCCCGAAGCGGAAGGCGGGTCCGATGCATGATGGTTCCGGCGGTCGCCGACGTCTGTGCCCCACAGTCCCTGCACGCGAAAGTGTAGGCGCGGCTGGTCAGACGGGCGGCATTCTGCGCACCGCATTTCGGGCAGACGAAGCCACTCGGCCATCGTCGATCCATCAACAGCCGGTAACAGCTATCTTCGTCGGGAAACCATATTTGGAAGTCGAGAAGGGACAACTGCTTCAGCATGGCCGCGAACATATCGCGATGTCCGGCCTACCTCAACGCGCTTAATGGGTCAGAGGCATAAGCCGCCCCGGCACCCCATCCTTCTCCATATTTTTTACATTATTTATATTATTATATATATTTAAGGATGGTCAGTGGGTTACGTGGTGTTCTTCATCTTCAGAATTCAGACACTTTCTCTACAGTTTTCTCCGATAGATCGTCCTCGGCTTGGTCCGGGTGGCGATCACGGACATCTCCACCTCCTCGGCCTCGATCAGGGCCGCGAACACCGCGTTGCGGCGGTCGCCGAGGAAATGGGTCTTGTGGTACAGCTCGCTGCGGGTCAGCCCGTCCCGTCCCGCCGTCTCGATGATCCGCAGCACCTTCTTGTGCTGGGCGTCGGCCTCGTTGTCGGCGATGTGGCGCTCGGCCTCGACCAGCAGGGTGCGGGTGCAGTGCTCAACCACCATGCAGGCCCAATCGGCATGGGCCAGGGTGATGACGGGACGCTGGGGATCGGCGGAGACGGCACGGATCAGGGCCACCTTGGCGGTGTTCTCCCACACGCGGGCCAGCACGGCGCCGTGGCCCGAGCGGGCGGCCTGGCGCTGGCGGCGGGTGATGTCGGCGTCGAGATCGTCGAACAGCGCCTCGGCCTCGGGGGTGATCGGCACCATGTAGGGCGTCGGCTTGATCATCGGGCCTGAGGTGGTGGCGGCGATGTTGCCGCGGGCGTGGCCGGCAACCCCGGCATTGATGGCCTTGAGGGCCATGACCAGTTGCGGCGGCACCTTGTCGAGGGTGGCGGGGCGCTTGACCCGGTCGGGGATGTCGTTGTCGCTCTGGAAGATCAGGAAGCGCGCCAGACTGCCGTCGCCCAGCGAGCCGTTGCCCAGGGCCGCCCAGAAGGTCTCGGGCACGGTGGTGGCGTGCAAGGCGCAGCAGGGCTGGATGATGTCCTGGCGGGGACGCTGCTTCTGGTCGGCGTATTCGGCGCCGAAGAAGGTGCCGCCCGCGCTGGTGGACAGTTCGGTGAGCAGTTCCCAGATCTCGGCCAGATGCTTGGGGGCGCGGCGCTTGTCGACCACAGAGGCGAGAAAGTGGCCGAATTCGTCGATCTGAAACAGGGAGGCGGGCTGGCGGGTGAGCGCCGCCAGCAGACCGGCGCCGGAAGCCAGCCGGTTGCCGCCGAGGCAGACATCGAGTCCGGCGGCCAGGAACGCCTCCTTGATGGCGTTGCGGGCATGGTCCTTGCCGCCGCCGCTGGCGGCCATGCCCACGACGTAGAGGTTGCTGCGCAGGTTGGAGGGCGTCCGGTATTTGCGGCCCATCAGCACGCCCAGGGCACACAGGGCGGCACCGATGGCCAGGACCGGCTGGGGCCGGATAGCGGTGGAGAGGATGTAATCGACCATCGATTTCAGCGCCCCGTCGATGGCGAAGAAGTCCGGCGGAGAGAGCGGCGCCAGTGGTATCGGCGGTTCCGGTTCGGCGGGCGCGGCCTCCAGTCTGGCCAGCAGGCCGGCGGCGGGATGCACCGCGTCCCGGGGCGCCGTGCCGTCGAGCACCAGGGTGGGATCGGGCCGCCAGCCATGCTCGAAGGCGAGGTGATAGAGGGTGCCGGCGCCGATGCTGGTGGGATTGAAGCTGGCCCAGGATTTGGCGGTGGTGGCGGGCACGTCCTTGGCCGACATGCCCGACCAGGCAGAGAACAACGATGCGCCGTCCTCGCCCACGGCGCCCTTGAGGGCCATGCCGACCCGCACCCAGGAATGGTAATCGAGATCGGCATTGGGGATGTGGGCCAGCGCGGCACGGGCCGCCGCCAGGGTGCCGCGCTGCGGGCTGGTGGAACACGCCGTGGCCGGGCCTGCCACGAAGCTGGTGGGGCGCATGTCGGCGGGCAGCAAAGCGAAGGCGGCATCGAGCCACGCCCGCACCGATTCTTCGGTCACCACCGGCACATCGTCCAGCGCCACGGAAAGCGGCGTCTCCTCGGGCCAGTCATAGGGACGCCCGGTATCGGGGTGGACGGCGAAGGCCACGAATTGCCGCCCGTGGGCCAGGACCTCCAATGGTGTCCGTTTCGGCCCGGCGAAGGGCTGCTCCGCCCGATAGACCAGCAGCCGCTTCGGGGCCTTGCCGATGCGCAGCAGGGGCGTGTCGCCCAGCATGGTGCGGGCCAGTTGCTCCAGCCGGTGGGCGAGATCGTGATCCAGCACGTCGATGTCGATGCCGACCACCGTGCCGCAGGCCATGCCGATGGCGGCGTCGGGCCAGTCGGCCCAGGTTTCGGCCTCGATCTCGGTGGTGGGGCGGTCGCAATGGCGCGTCCAGGCGGGATAATCGTTCCACGCCCCGGCCTGGAAACGGCCCGGCTTCTTGGTGCCCGGCAGGATGGGGATGATCGGCCAGCAATTGTCCACCAGGGTGGCGGCATGGCGGGCCATGAAGGAGGTCATGGGCGACCTCCGCAGAAATTGGAGGCGGCCAGATCGGACGGCATATTGATCCCGCGTAACGCGTACAGGAGCGAGACGAATTCCGGCTCGGTGAAGGTCCGGGTGTGTTTGCCCAATCGCTCACGGGCAATGGAATTCAGCGCCTGTACCCACCACCAGGAAAAGTCGTCGGCACGGACCACGTAGAAGGCGGGCAAACCGGCACGCTCGGCCAGACGGATAAATGCCTGGGCCGCCTTGCCGTCAATATCCCAGGTGCGCGCCTTCTCATGTTTGCATTCGATCAGGGCGACCGGCTCGCCGTCGTGAAATTCCAGGAAGTCAATGTCCATCGCCGGGCAATTCCATCCCCAGCGACGGTGGCGCTCGCTCAGTTCCCGGTCCCGCCAGCCGGTTCGTTCCTCCTTAACCGGCATGGGCGGCCTCCCTGGCGGCGGCGAAGCGACGGCCGGCGATATCCACCGCCGCCGGATCGATGTCCGCGCCAACGAACTGGCGCCCGAGGTCGAGGGCCACCACGCCGGTGGTGCCGCCTCCCAGGAAGGGATCGAGGATGGTGTCGCCAGCCGCAGTGAAACGGCGCACCAGATCGGCCATGCCGGTTTCCGACTGCCCCCAATGATGGAAGCGTTTGTCGTTGTCGTTGGGAGCGCTTCGGGTGACGTCGCCGACCCATTCCCCGGCATGGTCGCCGTTGACGAACCACAGGACCGGCTTCCAGAAGGTGTTGACCCGGCGGTCCCACAATTGCGTCGCCTGACCGCCGGGCGTCAGGTAGGCGACGGTCCAGTGGTAGCGGAGATGCGGGGTCATCGCCGCCAGGATGTCGGGCAGATAGGATTGGCCGACCATGACCAAGCAGGAGCCGCCGGGTTTGAGCACACGAGCGGCGGTGCGAGCGAGATCGGCATAGACCGGCAGAAAATCGCGCGGGTACGGCGGGTCGGTGATGATGTGGTCGATGCTGGCGGCGTCGAGCCGCTCGGCCAGATCGGCAACGCCGTCCATCAACAGGCGGCAGCGGGCATCGGGCGGTGGCAGGTTTGGCGGCGGTGTCTGGCGAATTTCGTGGCGGCGGGCGGCGGCGGCACGGCGCAGGGTCTTGTGCTTTCCCGCCTTGACATCCGAGACCAGGATTTCCTGTTCTTCGGTAGGGAGGCCGACGATGCCGGCGGCGTCACTGACCGTGATCAAGCCGACATCTACGGCTTCCGACAGGGTCGGTGTGCCATTGTTACGCACGGCCCGTGCGGTTTTCACGGTGCGCTCCGATATGCCAAGCAACGCCCCGGCCCGATGGGCGGGCAAATTTGCACGCCCACTGGAATACTGATTGAGACCGTTTTTCCATTCGGCCAACCGGGCCGCGACCATGGCCCTCTGGCTTTCGTTGAGATGACGGCGGTGCAGGTTCAGGCTGATGACGAAGCCCAGCGGGTCGTCGCCGTTGTAAATGCGGAACGCCGTGGGCACGTCGGCCAAGCGGCAGGCCCGCAGACGGTTGCGGCCGTCAAGGATACAACCGTCGCTGTCGGTCCAGATCGGCTCGCGCAGGCCGTGGGCCTTGATGTCGGCGGCCAGGGTCTGAAATTCGGCCTCGGCCATCATCGGGAAGATGTCGGCCACCGGGTGGACGGGATGGCCGCCGATCATTTCCCTGGCGGGGGAAGAGCGTTCACACATCGCATGCCTCGTCGTTGCCCCTCCGCCCGAGGTGCGGTGCAATGCGGTGCGATGTGTGTGAACCGGGCGTCCGATCGGCGGGCCGATGCCTGCGGGCACCCAGGGGTGGCGGAAGGAATGTTGCTGGAACGTTATCTGCTCTCGGTTCTGGTGTCGATGAGATGATTCAGAACGGCACCTCCCCGGCATTGCACAGGAACTCGAAGGCGTCGCGCGGGAAAAACACTGTGCCGCCACGATCCATCTTGTCGCCGTCATAGACCCGTTTGACCGTATCCAGGACGTCCAGCGACTGGAACAGGATGTCGCCGCCGACGATCTCGAAGATGAGGATGTAGACCGGGGTGCCGGTGATGCGCTGGACATCACGGTACTGGCGGAACAGCCGCCAGGAGAAACCATGCTCGATGCGGCCGGTGGTCCGGGTCGGAGACCCGGAATTGCTTTTGGCCTTGACCTCGACCCAGGTGCGGATGCCGTCCCTGGAAACGTCGAGGTCGGGCACCACCAGTCCGCCGTTGGCCCCCTGCAGTCTGGGCGCCTTGTTCTCGCCGTTGTAGTCGTAAACCGGCACCACATGGCAGCCGTATCGCCGTTGCAGGATGCCGCCGACGGTTTCCTCGGCGGTGCGGCCGAACGCCAGACGTTTGGCGAAGGTGTCCATCATCCCGCCTCCCCGGCCGGGAATTTCCCGACCTCGGCACCGGCGGAAACCCAGCCGGGGCGGGTTTGGCGGGCGAACAATTCGAGGCGACCGCCATCGGTGGCCGGGCAGAGGCTCTCCACCAGGGCGTGGAACGCGTCCGGCTTGCGGCTGTGCTCGCGGAGCGGCGCCTGCAGCAAGGTGGTCTGATTGGTCAGCGTCACCACCGGCCTGCCGCGCACGGCCAGCAAGCAATGCTCGGTCTGACCGCGCAGCCAGTCGCCGGTGCCCATGCGGTCCTTGGCCCAGGTGAGAATGGTCTTGTGCTGGAAACCCCAGGCATCCAGGACGGTGAAGGCGTCGCGCATATGGCTGTTGGTGGTCCATAGCCAGAGGACGGAATCGTCATGGGCCAGACCCGCCACCGGCATGGCGCGGATGGCATCCAGGGACATTTGTGGGTAAGGATTGGCGACCCGGTGGGACGGGTCTTCGGCACGGGAATCGTAGGCCCAGGGCGGGTCGGCGACGATGACGCGAAACGGGCCGGTGGGCAGGGGCGGCGATTCGGCCTCGATCGCCTCGGCCCGGCGGCTGACCAGCAGGTTGCGATGCACCCCGCTCACGGCCGGTGCGGCACATGGCGTCCAGCAGTTTGCCGTGGCGCGCGGGATCGGCCTGGGCGGCTTGGGCCACTTCCGCCGCCATATCGGCGATGCGGGCGGCACGCGCCAACGGCACGCCGCGCACCACGGCGGGGCGATAGGCGGGTTGTTGTCGGCCCTTTGTGTCCGTTCTGGTGGCGACGTGGGGAATTTCCCCACGTCTCTCCCAATCCGTCCTTATTGCCGCGACAGTTTTGTGATCGGAGCCGACTTCAGCCGCGATCTGCCGATTGCTCTTTTCCGGCGACTGCCGCAATTTGCGGCCAATGATATCGCGGATCTGCTCGCGGGATAGGTGGCGGCGATGCAGGTTGAGATCCTCGGCCAACTGCTCCCGTTCGCTGTCGGACAGCCCGATCCGCACCTCGACCGGCACGTCACGGATGCCGAGACCGGCGGCGATGCGCAGCCGGTTGGCGCCGTCGATGACATTGCGGTGCTCATCGATCACGATGGGGACGATGACCGCGCCGCGCTTCTCGATGTCGGCCTTGAGGGCCGCGAAGTCGGCATCGGCCAACGGTGGCAGCAGGTCGGCATAGGGCAGATGAAAGACCCCGCCGCCGACGGTGACGGAGGGAAAGTCGCCCGGGGGCGATTTCGAAGAAGGTGACGGGTCATGTCTCATCGCATCCACCTCAAGGGTGAGGGTTCCAGGGGGTGCGGTGCGATACGGCAGGGGATATGTCGGGACGGTCGGACGGGGCAGGCTCGAACGTCCCGGCGGAAAGGGACTCGGGGTGGTTAGAACGGCACCTCGCCGGCCAAGTCGTCGAGGCGGCTCCGGTCGCGGCCGGCGAAATCGCGCAGGTGATCCCCATAGCCGGTGACGATGACCTCGATGAAGGTGGCCCATTGCTCGTTGGTCAGCTTGGCCAGATCGGTCTTGCCCAGGCGGTCGAGATATTCGCCGCCCTTGCGTCCGCCATGCTCCATGGCGGCAATCTCGTTGGGGGTGGGGTCGATCATGGGAAGCGCGCTCCGACGATTTCGGTGAAGCGTCCGCTGGGGCGGACGGCGATCTCGGTGGGGATCGGAAGGGTGTCGGCCTCGGCCAGAGCCTGCTCGACCGTCTGCGGCACCAGCGAGCCGGGGGCGCGGCGCTGCCACCACTGCACCGCCTTCTGCCGGGCATAGACGTCATGCTCGATGCAGACCCATTCGCGATGGCGGACTATGCCGCAGCGGTAGCTGACCAGCAGGCTGGGCGGCTTGCCTGGTTTGTCGTGCAGATCGTAGGAAATGTCGGAGACGGTGAGCCATTGCGGCTGGCCGGTGGACAGCACCTCCAAGGTGCTGGCGGTAGCCTCGATCTTGACCTCCCTGGGCGGGAAGACATGGCCGCAATCGGGGCATTCCATCGCGGCGATGGCGATGATGCTGTCGCAGCCGGGGCAAACCTTGGTGGGCGGTTCGCCATTGCCCTTGCCGGGGGCGGACGGTTTCACCGCGTCGATGGGGCCGTGCAGGGCGACGTTGCCGGCGAAATCCAGCACCAGGCAATTGTCCTTGCCGGGAAACAGGCGGGTGCCGCGTCCGGCCATCTGCACGTATAGCCCCGCCGATTTGGTCGGACGCAGCATGGCGATCAGGTCGACGCCGGGGGCGTTGAAGCCGGTGGTCAGCACCCCCATGCTGGCCAGAGCCCGGATCTCGCCCCGCTTGAACGCGGCCAGAACCTGTTCCCGTTCCCCCTTGGGGGTGTCGCCGAAGATGGTGGCGCAGGTGAAGCCGCGTCGGCGGATTTCCTCGGCGACGTGGCCGGCATGCTCGACCCCCGAGCAGAAGGCCAGCCAGGACCGCCGGTCCTGACCATAGGCCACCACCTCGTCGATAGCGGCGCGCGTGATCGCCTCCTTGTCGACCGCCGCCTGAAGCTGGCTGGGGATGAATTCGCCGCCGCGGCTGCCGACCCCGGTGACATCCAGGCGGGTGGCGCTGGCCTTGCTGATCAGCGGGCAGAGGAAACCGGCATCGATCAGGTCGCGCACCGACACCTCGTAGGCAATATCGGTGAACAGAGCACCGTCGCCTTCATGCAGCATGCCGCTGTCGAGGCGATAGGGCGTGGCGGTGAAGCCGATCACCTTGAGGTACGGATTGATCCGCGCCAGGGTGTCGAGGAAGCGCCGATACATGGTGTCGGAGGCGCACGGAATCAGGTGGGCCTCGTCGATCAGCACCAGATCGCATTGCTGGATGTCGAAGGCCCGCTTGTGGATCGACTGGATGCCGGCGAACAGGATGCGGGCACCAAGATCGCGCCGCCCCAGCCCGGCGGAATAGATGCCGGCGGGGGCGTCGGGCCACAGGCCGACCAGTTCGGCGTAATTCTGGGCAATCAGTTCCTGGACGTGCGTCACCACCAGGATGCGCTGGTCGGGCCATTGCTCCAGCACACCCTGGATGAAGGCGGAAAGAATCAAAGCCTTGCCGCCGGCTGTTGGAACGACAATAAGCGGATGACCGGCCTTCCTGCTGAAGTAGTCGTAAATGGCGGCAACTGCGGCCTGCTGGTAGGGGCGAAGCGTCAGCATGGCGGCCTCCCGTCAACCCAGGTGGCGCCGGTGTGCAGATGGTAGACGACATGGTCGTCGCCAGCGTCGATGGGTTCGCCTGGGACCAGATCGGGGATGTACAGGTGATGGGCACAGCCCTGCCGCTGTTGAGCGGGCGACATATCGAGATCGAACCTGGCGCAGTGCCAGCCGCCGGCCACAGGGGTTGAGTGCAGGCAAGTGCGGCAGTTGCGCTCGGCGCGCTCCGCGCGCCTGTCGTTATGGTTGGCGGCGAAGCCGCCGGCGGCTCCTGCCTCATGGCACAGGTGATGGTATTCGCACAGACGGCACTGCCACCAGCCGGGATCGGTGGATAGGCGTTCCGGCGGACGGGCGGCATTGATCACCCGACCGGCTTTCGCCAGCAGGGATTCACCCACCACCGGATCGGCCCGGATCCGCTCGGCGTAGATTTCGTCGGTGTCCTTGCACACCGCCACATACATGGCGCGATTCATGCCGGTCAGGTGCATGTAGACCTGCATCTGGGCGAAATGGCGCGGTTTGGACTGGGCCACGCCCAGGCGCTTCAATTCGGCGAAGGACTTGGCCGAGTGGGTCTTGAATTCCAGCACATGCCAGGTCTTGGGCGCTTCCTGCAGACCGAGCGCCACGCCGTCGAGCGAGCCGCCGAAATGGCCGCCATGGGCTTCGACCCGCCACTGCCGCCCCGATTCGGGATCGACCTCCAGCACGGTGGCGCCGGTGCGGCGCAGATCGCGGACGATACGGGCTTCCTCCAACTGCCCGGTTTCGAACAGGCGCAGGACGCGGCCGGGAAAGCTGGCTCGCGTCGTCCAGCGGAAATCGAACCACAGGGCGCGCAGGCACTCCTTGCCGATCAGCGAGGCGCCGAGATGGACGCGGAAGCCGTCCTCGGCATTGGCCTCGAAGGCGGCGTAGATGGCCTCGACGGTGGGCGTCGGAGGAGGCGGCAGCGCGGCCATCACGCGCCCTCCCCGAGGCGACGGTGCGTCTCGTCCATCACCCTGGCCCAGCCGGCATCGTCGTAGCCCTCACGCAGCACGGCGATCAGCTCGTCCTTGAGGGCATCCTTGCGTCCCGGCAGGCGGGACATCAGGACGGCGATCTGCGCCGCCTCAGCCTGGCGATGCCGCAGTGCGGTGCGGGCGCGATGGTACCACCGCGCATCCATCCTGCCCCGACCGGCCTGGCGGTCCATGTCGGCTGTGGCGATTTCGGTACGGATCGCGGCGATGTCGTTTTGCAGTTCGGCCAGCCGCCGCCGGCACTCTTCGCGGGTGGTGGGCGGATTGCTCCGGCCCGCCTCGATCCCTATGATCTGGTCATCCATGGATGTTCTCCAATGTCCTGGGTGGGGATGCCACGGCGCGCTTTGCGCGCCTTCCCCAAAGTGAGGCGGCGATGCCGCTGTCGTTGATGTTTGGCGACTTGGCGACGGCGGCATCGTTCCTGATGCGGCTCACGCGCTCCGGCGCCACGGCGCCGAAGCCGGAGTGGCGGCGGGCCGGGGCTGCGTCGCGGGCTTGGCCTGCTGAACCGGCTGGGGGTGCGGGGCCGAGGCCGCAGGGGGCGTGCTCCGGTCGAGCGGCAGGTAGCGGATCGAATTGGATTCGCTGTAGCCGTTCTTGGGCGGCTGCACCCGTACATCCACCAGCATGGGGATCAGGTGCAGATTCTCGCTGTCCTGGACCTGCATGCGCCCGGTGGCGTGGCAGATGGCCGACAGGGTGCGCTGGGCGAACTCCACCGTGCTCGGGTTGTTGTTGACGAGGTTGAGACGGTCGAACACCTTGCGCCCCATCAGGTCGCCTTCCAGCACGTCCAGTTCCAGCCACAGGTACTGGCCCATGCCGTCCTTGGTGACCCGCATTTCGCTGGCGACGATCTGCACCACGTACTTGCCGGGCGGCAGAAGCTCGAAGGGCTTGGTCGGGTCGACGGTGGTGGCGTCGAAATTGCCGAGATTGGCCATGATGATTCTTCCTTTCGTCAGGCGGCTTGGTTTTGTTGGGGCATGGATTGGGCGAAAGCCTCCCACGACAGCGGCAGCACGTCGGGCAGGCCGTAGCGGTTCTTGGCCAGGAAGGCGGGGCGTTCGGCGGTGTAGAGCACCCGCTCGCCCGACCCCAGGGCGCGGGTCACCTTCTTGTTGAAGCCGACGTCGCTTTTCACCGTGCTGATGCGGTAGTTGGCGAACAGCACCGTGTCGGAATGCTCCTGCAGCAGCGCCGCGGCGCGGGCGTGCAGCTTGATGATGTAGCGGTCGTAGGGTTCGTGCTCGGGGCTGTCGAAGCGCTTGATGTCGGTGTGGGCGATCTGGATCACCGCCAGCCCCTTGTCGTCGCGCAGGGCGTTGAGGCCGTCGATGTACTGCCGCCACAGGTCGAGCGCCGCGACATAGCCCTTGCCGTAGCCGGCGTCCTCGATCGACTTCCAGCCATTGTCGCGGCAGGCCCGCGCCCAGATCAGCGGCTCCAGCCAGTCGATGCTGTCGATCACCACGGTGCGGAAGGCGTGCTCCTCGGAATAGAGGGCGGCCAGCGCCTCCATCACCTCGTCGAAGCTGCGGGCCAGCGGGAAATGGGGCGCGTCCAGGGTGCCGAGCCCGTCCTCGGTGAGGATGAACACCGGGTCGGGCGCACCGGCGGCGAAGGTGGTCTTGCCCACCCCGGCCACGCCGTGGATCAGAATGCGCGGCGGGGCCAGGGCGGAACTGCGTTTCAGGGATGCGAGGGAAATTGCCATCGTGGGTCTCCGAGGTGATGGAAAAAGGGATCAGCGCTGGCGGCGGCGCGGTGCCGACTTGATGGCCAGGTAGCTGAAGTCATTGTCGCCGTGGCGGCGCTGGAGCAGGTGAACGCGGCCGTCCTCGGCCGCCTGGCGGATGCGGGCGGCGGCATGGCAGAGGTCGCGGCGCTGGACTTCCGGCAGGGCCTTGGTGCTGGGCATGCGGTCATGGCCGAGGTGTCCGCGGTAATAGACCAGGCTGTCGCCGGGCTTGGCGTCGGCCAGCCAATCGCAGAGGCCGTTCTCGTCGATCAGGATCGAGCTGGGGCAGGAGGGGGCGGAAAGAGCGGTCATTGTCGTGGTCCTTGTCATCGGGAATCCGGTACCGGCGCAGACGTCACGCCGTCCCAAGGGGGGTGGTGGTCAGGCCGAGAGCCAGGAGGCGCATGCGAAGCTCGCGGACCTGGCGGAAGTATTCGGAACGGGACAGGCCGGATGCCGCCTGGGGCTGGTCGTCATCCATCAGCAGACGGCACAGCCGCGCGAGGGGGGTGGGCAATTCGCCCACGAAACGTCCGACATCGATGCGCAGATCAATGGCAGCGACACCATTGGAAGGGCCGGACCACCACGCCGCGATCCCAGCCTCCTCGACCACGACTTCGTGCCGGGGGACAATTCGGTCGCCGATGCGGATGCCGTCATCGAGCGATCCGCCACGATGATCGCGTTCCCGGATCAGGCGTCCGGTGAGGTCATGGGCGGCATGGCGGAGGATCACATTGGCAAAGACCGGCCACGGCGCACGGCCGTCGTAGCGGCGGGCGCGGCGCAGCAGGTCCACAAGCAGATCCTGGCGGGCATCGGGAATGTCGGACGGAGGAAGGCGGAGCGTCCGGCCGATACGACGGGCGCCTTTCTCGGCGGCGGCAATCGCGCCTTCGATCTGGCATTTTTGGTGGATGGGCTGTTGCATATCCATGTTGTTTCTCGTTCTGGCGTTCGTTATTCGATGACGCCAGGAGAGCACACGGGCCACCACGACACGGAGGCGGAAAGGGGCGGAATGGGGAACAAACCCCGTTTCCGCCCCCACATTATCTAATTAATATCAATGCATTATGATGCATCTTCGCCAGGGGGCACGGAATGGCTGCCGTGGGTTCCGCCCCATCGAAAGGGCTGGACAAGATTGCATGATAGGAACATCATGCGAACTTCGCCGTTGACGAAATGGGTCACGGCCAGTCGTCTGGAGCCTCGGCCATGGCCGTCATCATCGCCACGTTCCCCGCCTTTGCCGAGACCGGCGCGGCCCGCCCGCTGCCTGCCCCGCGGATATGGGAGATCGCCCGCACTGTCCGTCAACGGATCTGCGGCGGCCTGTGGGCCAAGCCGCTTCCCGCCACCGCCATCATCCGCCGCGTCGAGGCGCTGGTGGTCAACGGCATCCGTCTCGTGCCGATCTGGGATTTCCAGAACGAAGTCCACGATGAGCATGGCCACCCCGTGGCCGGCGCCTGCGAATACGATGCCGACAGCCCGGGAAACATCTTCCTCAGCCTCAATTCCACCATCCTCGGCGATCGTCCCGATCTGGCCGCCAGCACGGCGGCCCATGAACTGGGGCACGCCATCTTTGATGGCCCGGCCTCGGTCCTCGCCTGCCGCCGCTTCTTCCGCGTGGTCATTCCGGGAGAGCGGGCATTCGAGACTCACGGCCCCAAGGACGAGGAATACTGGTCGGAATACCGGGCGAACGAATTCATGGGCGGACTGCTGACGCCCCCCGATCTGCGGATTCCGACGCATTCCGGCCACCTATTCCGATTTGATTCCGGCCACTGA